TTGATCGTCACCGGCCTTTCGGCTGGCGGCATCGCCGGCTGCCTGCTGACCGGGCCGCTGGTCCGTCGGGTCGGCCATGCGCGCGCCTTCATGGTGCTGTCGGCGCTGATCGCGCTATCCAACGCCGCCATCGGCGCCGGGCCGCACACGCTTTTGTGGATGGCGGCGCGCGCGCTTTATGAGAGCGAGCGGCCGACCCTGGAACAGATAGCCCCGCTCTGCGGATGGTCCGTTGCCACGATAAGGGCACGGGCGAAACGGGAAGACTGGCGCCGCCCGGAGCCCGTCGCGGCTGGCAAGGTGGAAGCCCGCGTCGCCAGGGTCATCAACGGTTTGCTGGGCGAAATTGAGGCACTCGGCATCGGCACCGGGGAGGGCGCGGTCGGGCTGGACAAGGCCCGTATAGAGGCGATCTCGGCACTGATGCGCACGCTCGAGAAGATCGGCGACATCACGCGCGAGAACGAAGAGGCCAAGGCCAAGGAAAAGCAGACCAAGCGCGATGCGGACATGGCAGGATTTCTCAAGCGTATCGACGAACGAATTGTCGAACTCGCTACGGGTTATGCAAGGGAACTGGTCCGAAGAAAGCCTTCGGGATGAGAATATCTGGCTGATCGAGGATGAGTGGCTGCTCCAGGCCCGCATCGAGCAATATCTGCTCGCCGCGCAGCCGGCGACCTGGCTGGTGATCGGCGGGCGCGGTGCGGGCAAAACCCGCCTCGGCGCCGAATGGGTGAACAGCCTGGTACGGGGTTTTTCCCCTTTCGCATTGGGCAGGCATGGTCATATCGCGCTGGTCGGCGAGACGCTGGGTGACGTGCGCGAGGTGATGATCGAGGGGCAGTCGGGCATCGTGACGATCTCGCGTCACGACCGGCCCCGCTTCGAGGCGAGCCGCAGGCGACTGGTGTGGGACAATGGGGCGATAGCCCAGATATTCTCTTCCGAAGACCCTGAAAGCCTGCGCGGTCCGCAATTCGAGGCCGCCTGGTGCGACGAGCTCGGCAAATGGAAGAACGACGAGGCCTGCTTCGACATGCTGCAATTCGGGCTGAGGCTCGGGCAGATGCCGCGGCAGCTCATCACCACCACGCCGCGCCCGACCAAACTGCTCAAAAGGCTGATGGCCGACCCCACTGTGCTGCAGACACGCATGCGCACAGCTGACAATGCCGGAAATCTGGCGGAAGGCTTCCTGCACATGGTCGAACAACGCTATGGTGGCACACGGCTTGGCCGGCAGGAGCTGGAAGGAGAGCTGATCGAGGATCGCGAGGATGCCTTGTGGTCGCGGGCGGCGCTGGAAAATGCCCGCCTCGATGGGCTGCCGCAGTTGCAGCGCATCGTCGTTGCGATCGATCCGCCGGCATCTTCCCACAAGGCTTCCGATGCCTGCGGCATTGTTGCGGCGGGGCTCGACGAGAGCGGAGTGGTGATCGTGCTGGCCGATGCCAGCATGAAAGCCGCGCGGCCGCAGGACTGGGCCGGAGCAGCGGTGGCGCTCTATCACGCGCTTGGGGCCGATTGCCTCGTTGCCGAAGTCAATCAGGGCGGTGACATGGTGACGGCCGTGATCCGCGCGGTCGATGCCGCGGTGCCGGTGAAGGCCGTGCGGGCAAGGCGTGGAAAGTGGCTGCGTGCCGAGCCGGTGGCGATGCTCTACCAGCAGGGCAGGGTGCGCCACGCCGGCCGCTTTCCCGAGTTGGAAGACGAAATGTGCGATTTCGGCCCCAACGGGCTCTCGAACGGCCGTTCGCCGGATCGGCTCGACGCGCTGGTCTGGGCCGTGAATGAGTTGATGCCGGATCACTCGGCGAGCCCGCGTATCCGCGAATTTCTTTAAACAGGAAGAACATATGGCTTGGAAATGGCCTTGGCCTCGCAATGCGGGGAACGATGTCGCGCGCCCGGAGCGCAAAAGCGGCGGATTGGGTTTCGTGACTTTGCATGCGCAGGGCGAGGCCCGTTGGACGCATCGCGACTATACGGCGCTGGCGCGCGAAGGGTTCATGCGCAACCCCGTCGTGCATCGCGCCGTGCGGCTGATTGTCGAGACCGCATCGGCCATACCGTGGCTTCTCTATGAAGGCGCGGCGGAAATGGACGACCATCCGCTGCTGAAGCTGCTTGGCCGGCCAAACCAGCGGCAGGCAGGCGCGACCTTCCTTGAGGTTCTTTACGGGCATCTGCTTCTGTCCGGCAACGCCTATGTCGAGATGATCGAGGCGGGCGGGGGCGCGCGCGAACTGCATCTGCTGCGCCCCGACCGGGTGCGGGTGCTGACCGACATGACTGGCTGGCCGTCGGCGCTGGAATACCAGGAAGGTTCGGTGAAGCGGCGGACGCAGATCGGTTTCGCGCCGGGTGGTGGGGCGTTGCATCTCTCGCTGTTCCATCCGCTGGACGATCATTACGGCTTTCCGCCGCTGGAAGCGGCGCTCATGGCGCTCGACATCCACAACGCCGCCGGCCGCTGGAACAAGGCCCTGCTCGACAATTCGGCACGGCCCTCCGGCGCGCTGGTCTATGCGCCGAAGGAGGGCGGCAACCTCACCGACGAGCAGTTCGAGCGGCTGAAGCAGGAACTGGAGGAGGGCTATTCGGGCGCGACGCGCGCCGGTCGTCCGCTGCTTCTGGAAGGCGGGCTGGACTGGAAGGCCATGGGGCTGACGCCCAAGGACATGGATTTCATCGAGGCCAAGCATTCCGCCAGCCGTGACATTGCGCTGGCCTTCGGCGTGCCGCCCATGCTGCTCGGCATTCCAGGCGACAACACCTATGCCAACTATCAGGAGGCGAACCGCGCCTTTTATCGGCTGACCATCCTGCCGCTGGTTGCCCGTACTGCCAAGGAGCTTTCGGCCTGGCTGGCGCCGGCCTTCGGCCCCGATCTCAGGCTTTGGTACGACGCCGATTGCGTGGAAGGTCTTTCGGGTGAACGGGACGGACTGTGGTCGCGGCTGGAGGCGGCAAGCTTCCTGACCGACGACGAGAAACGCGAGGCGGTGGGCTATCAGCCGCGCGACCTGACGTGATCGGGCCACGCCAATCACGAGGAGTCTCCAACATGACGGACATGTCTCAGGCGAGCTGGATCTGGCTCGCCAAGGGTGCCGGCGCGGTCGCCGGTTCGGCCATCTCGCTGGCCTATATCCTGCCGCACGGCAGGCATGAGGCGGCCGCGCGCTTTGCCGTTGGCGTGGTCTGCGGCCTCGTCTTCGGCGGCACCGCCGGTGTCAAGATTTCAACGGAACTCGGCATTCAGGACCTGATCGGGCCGGGTGAAATGGTGCTGATGGGCTCGGCGGTCGCCAGTCTCTGCGCCTGGTGGGCGCTCGGTTTCGCCATGCGTGCCTTTCAGGGCAACGGCCTTGGCAGGATTCTGCAGAAGAAAACGGAACGGGAGAATGCGGATGGGCGCTGAAGCCATGTCATGTGAACGCAAATATGTCGATCTCGTGCTGGGCGACGTGGAGCCGGACGGCACCTTTTCCGGCTATGCCAGCCTGTTCGGCAAGGTCGATCTCGGCAAGGACGTGGTCGAGCGCGGCGCGTTCGCACGGTCGCTGAAGGCGCGCGGCGCGTCGGGCATCCGCATGCTCTTCCAGCACGACCCCAACGAGCCGATTGGCGCCTGGACGGAAATCCGTGAGGATGCGCGTGGCCTGTTCGTGCGCGGACGGCTGGCCAAGGATGTCGGCCGTGCCCGCGACGTGCTGAACCTGATACGCGGCGGCGCACTCGACGGCCTGTCCATCGGCTTTCATGCCGTGCGCACCAGGCGCGACGCGGCGAGCGGCGTGCGCCGCATACTGGAGGCCGACCTCTGGGAAATCTCGATTGTGACCTTCCCGATGCTGCCCGAGGCGCGCGTCGAGACGGTGAAGGGGCGGCGGTTGCCGACCATACGCGAATTCGAAAGTTGGCTCAGGCGGGATGCCGGGCTGACGCGAAGCGAGGCCCGCAGGGTCATCTCCAAGGGTTTCGCAAGTCTCGTGGGCGGGCGGGACGCCGCCGCGGGACCGGAAGCGGCGCTGCTGGAAACGATCCGGCAGGCCACACGCATGATCAACGAAACAAGGAAGTCCCTTACATGATTGAAGCCAATATCGATGGCCTCGAAACCAAGTCGGCCGGAGAGTTCGACCTTTCCGATGCGTTCGGCGAGTTCATGACCACCTTCGAGGCGTTCAAGGACAGCAATGATGAGCGGCTGGCGGACCTGGAAAAGCGCAGCGCCGACGTCCTCGTCACCGAAAAGGTGGATCGCATCTCGCGCGCGCTCGACGAGCAGAAGCGCGTACTTGACAATCTCGCGCTGAAGAAGGCGCGCCCGGCCCTCGTTCGCGACGGCGTGAATGTCGTACGCACCGAACACAAGGCAGCCTTCGAGGCCTATATGCGCAGCGGCGACGACCGCCATCTGCGCTCGCTTGACGCCAAGGCCATGTCCTACGGCTCCGGTCAAGATGGCGGCTATCTGGTGCCGGACGAAACCGAGACGGAAATCGGCAAGCGGCTGGCCGCATTGTCGCCGGTCCGCTCCATCGCCTCGGTGCGGCAGGTGTCCGGCGCGGTGCTGAAAAAGCCGTTCTCGATCAGCGGCCCGGCTGTCGGCTGGGTCGGCGAGACCACCGCGCGCCCGGAAACGGCGGCCTCGACGCTGGCCGAACTGCAGTTCCCGACCATGGAACTCTATGCCATGCCGGCGGCCACCGCCTCGCTGCTCGAAGACAGCGTCGTCGATCTCGATGAGTGGATTTCGAGCGAGGTGGAAGCGGCCTTCGCCGAGCAGGAGGGTGCCGCCTTCATCAAGGGCGACGGCGTCAACAAGCCGCGCGGCTTCCTGAACTACACCCAGGCCGCCGAGGCGAACTGGAGCTGGGGCAAGATCGGCTGCACCTTCACCGGCGAAGATGGCGAGCTTCCGGATGCGGACGCTTCGGACGTGCTGATCGATACGGTCTATTCGCTGAAGGCGGGCTACCGCCAGAACGCCAACTGGGTGATGAACCGAAAGACCCAGGCCACCTTGCGCAAGCTCAAGGATGCCGACGGCAACTATCTCTGGCAGCCACCCGCGACGCCCGGCCAGCGCGCCATGCTGATGGGCTTCCCGCTGGTGGAGGCCGAGGACATGCCGGACGCTGCCTCCGGTACGACGCCGATCGCCTTCGGCGATTTCGCTCGCGGCTATCTCGTCGTCGACCGCACCGGCGTGCGCGTGCTGCGCGATCCGTACAGCGCCAAGCCCTACGTGCTGTTCTACACCACCAAACGCGTGGGCGGCGGCGTGCAGGACTTCGATGCCATCAAGCTGCTGAAGTTCGCCGCCGCCTGACGGCGCATCGTTTCGGCTGATGTGACGCGCGCTCACCCCCTTGCGCCTTCATGCCGCCGATGGCGGCTCCGGCCCGTCCTCCTCCGGGGCCGCCACTTTTTTCTCCTATCATAGAAGGTAGTCGCATGACGCTTCTGCGAACGGTCGACCCTGCCGTCGAGCCGGTAAGCCTGAACGAGATAAAGCGCCATCTGCGTATCGCGCATGACAGCGAGGATGATTTTCTCACTAGCCTGATCCGGGCCGCGCGCGAGGATGTCGAGCGCACGACCGGCGTGGCCATGATCAACCAGAACTGGCGGCTCGCTTTCGACCGCTGGCCGGACAATGGCTGTGTGCCGCTGATGCGCCACCCGGTGCGCGCGGTGCTTTCGGTGACGATATTCGGCGACAGGGATGAAGCCTCCGTGCTCGGCCCCGCCGATTATCAGCTCGACACGCTGTCGCGACCGGCACGCCTGCACCTCGAAAGGCGGCCCGGACCGTTGCGGGCGATGAACGGCATAGAGATCGATTTTTGCGCCGGTTTCGGCGAGGCCGGAACGGACGTGCCGGATTTGCTGAAGCGCGCCGTCACCGTGCTGGTGGCGCATTGGTATGAGTTCCGCGCCGCCTACGGTACGGCCGACCAGCCGGTCTCTTACCCGGCGGGCTATGACCGCCTGATCGCCGGCTATCGCGACCGGAGGCTGTGATGGCGGAATTCATCGATCCGGGAAAGCTGCGCTCTGAACTGTCGCTTCAGCAAAGCGGCAGCCAGCGCGACGATCTCGGCGGCCAGGTCGAAAACTGGGCGGAGATCGCGACCGTCTTTGCGATGATCGAGCCGATCTCGGCGCAAAGCCTCGCGGGTGCCGACCAGGCGCAGCAGGCGGTTTCGCACCGCATCACCATGCGCTGGCGCGACGGCGTGGCGAGCGGGATGCGCTTTGCGGGGCAGGGGCGGGTTTTCGGCATCGTCACTGTTCACGATCCCGACGAGACCGGGCGCTATCTGGTCTGCCGCACGCTGGAGGGCAAACCGTGAAGATGTCTATCGTGGTGACACTCGACGGCCTGCTGCGCGCCTTGCGCTGGCGGGCGCACGATCTGGCGGAACAGGCGGAACAAGGCTACCGTGCCGGCATTTCGGCGCCGCGCGAAAGCCGCAGGACCGTCGACGCCGAAATGCACGGGAAGGGGAAAGGCAATGACCGGATCGGCCGCTGACCTGCAAAAGGCGATCTTCTCCACGCTCGAGGCCGACGCCGCGCTTGTCGGGTTGCTCGGCGGGCCGAAGATCTATGACCGCGCGCCGCCGAACCAGCCCTTTCCCTATCTGACCTTCGGGCGCACCAGTGTCTATGACTGGAGCACAGGGACGGAAAACGGCAGCGAGCATCTTTTCACTCTACACATCTGGTCGAAGGCCAGAGGCAGGAAGGAAGCGCTGGAGATCATGGAGGCCGCCAAGACGCGCCTCGACGGCGGCGCGCTGGCGCTCGACAACCATCATCTGGTGAACATGCGGCTGGAATTTGCCGAAACCAGATATGACGAGGACCTTTCGGTCCACCACGGCCTGCTTCGCTATCGCGCGGTAATCGAAGACCTGGCCTGAACTTCAGGCCTGCGCGCGGTCGCGTCGTCCACATCAATACAATTCGGGAGACCTGTCATGGTCGCACAGAAGGGCAAGGACCTTCTGCTCAAGCTCGATTCCACGGGCCTGGGCAATTTCATCACGGTTGCGGGACTGCGTTCCAAGCGCATCGCCTTCAACAGCCAGACGGTGGACGTGACGGATGCCGATTCCGTCGGCCGCTGGCGCGAATTGCTGGCCGGCAGCGGCGTTCAGCGCGCCTCGATCAGCGGCTCGGGCATCTTCAGGGACCAGCAGTCTGATGCCGAGATACGCGCCCGCTTCTTCGCCGGCGATATTTCGAAATGGCAACTCGCGGTGCCGGATTTCGGTGTCGTGGAAGGTGCCTTCCAGATCACCTCGCTCGAATATACCGGCGCGCATGACGGCGAGGTGACGTTCGAGATGGCGCTCGAATCCGCCGGTCCGGTCAGCTTCACGGTGATGCCATGACGGCAAACCGGCGGCGCGGCGAGGTCGACGCGGAACTCGACGGCAAGACCTATCGGCTTTGTTTGACGCTGGGCGCGCTTGCGGAGTTGGAAGCAACCTATGCGGCCGACGATCTCGGGGCACTCGTCGAGCGCTTTTCGCGCGGGCGGCTTTCGGCGCTCGACATCATCCGCATCGTCGCGGCTGGTCTGCGCGGCGGGGGCCACGACATCGCCGACCATGAGGTCGGCAAGTTGCAAACTGCCGGGGGCGTTGCCGGCTTCGCCGCGATTGTGGCGGAACTTCTGACCGCGACATTTGGAGCGGCAGGCGCCACCACAAACCCTTGAATGCCGGAGCAGGCACGGCGCGCGAATTCCCCTGGGACCATGTCATGGCGATGGGGTTCGGCCTGCTGCGGCTTTCGCCCGAAACCTTCTGGGCCATGACGCCGCGCGAGTTCGAGCGCGCCATGAGCGTCTTTACGCGCAACGGTGATGAAGCGCCACGGCGCGCGGACCTTGCCGCGCTGATGCGCGCCTTTCCAGACATCCCACGCAATGAGGAGAACGCATGGTTGAAGACGTGACCGTCTCGATCAACGCCGATACCGCGCCGTTTCAGGCGGCACTCGAAAATCTCGAGAAGCTGTCAGACCGTTTTGGCACGCAACTCACCGGCGCACTAAAGGGGGCCGCGCTGAGCGGGCGCGAACTGGACGACGTCCTGCGCCGGATCGGGCTCAATCTTGCCGGCATGGCGCTGGAGCAGGGGCTGAAGCCGCTGCAATCGCTGGCTGGCTCGCTGCTTTCAAACCTGTTCGGCGGATTGGCGGGCGCGCTGCCCTTCGCCAATGGAGGCGTGCCTGGGCATGTGGTGCCCTTTGCGAGCGGCGGCGTGGTGTCGGCGCCGAGCTATTTTCCCATGGGGGCCAGTTTCGGGCTGATGGGCGAGGCGGGGCCAGAGGCGATCATGCCCCTGCAGCGCGCGCCGGATGGCCGGCTGGGCGTGGCCGCTACCGGTGGGGGAACTCCGGTGAATGTCGTCTTCAATGTCACCGCGACCGACGCAGCATCGTTCCGCAAATCCGAGGCGCAGATCACCGGCATGCTGGCGCGCGCCGTGTCGCGCGGCAGCCGAACCTTTTGAGGTGGTGAATGTCAGAGCTTTCCAGTTTTCACGACGTGCGCTTTCCGCTCGCCGTGTCCTTCGGCGCGACCGGTGGACCCGAACGGCGCAACGAGATCGTTTCGCTGACATCGGGTCGGGAAAAGCGCAATGCGCGGTTTTCCCAGTCGCGGCATGTCTATGATGCCGGCACCGGCGTGAAGTCTCTGGAAGACCTGCACGATGTGCTCGTCTTCTTCGAGGCGCGGCGAGGATCCCTGCATGCGTTCCGTTTTCGCGATCCGTTCGACATGAAGTCGTGCCGTCCGCAGGCAATCCCTTCGCCCACCGATCAATTGCTGGGGGTCGGTGACGGAACGGCCAGACGCTTCAAGCTGGTGAAGAGCTACGGTACCGGGCAGGACGCCTATCTGCGACTGATATGGAAGCCAGTTCTTTCGTCTCTGCAGGTTGCGGTCGATGCGGCGGAGCTTGATGCCGGCGACTTCACCTTCGACGATGCGACCGGAGAGATCGTATTGCAGCAGGCGCCTGCGACCGAGGCGGCCGTCACTGCCGGTTTCGAATTCGACGTGCCGGTTCGCTTCGACACGGAGCGCATGTCGATGAGCCTGACAGCGTTCAAGGCAGGGCAGATTCCGTCGATCCCGTTGGTCGAGGTGCAGCTTTGAGCATCTATCCGCCTGCCTTCGCCGATCATTTGGGCCGCGACGTCACGACCGTTTGCCATTGCTGGCGGCTGACGCGGACGGATGGCATCGTGACCGGTTATGCCGACCATGACCGGCCGTTGACGGTCGATAGCACCCGCTTCGAACCCGAAACCGGCTTCAGCGCTAGCGAGGCACGCGACACGCTGGGCCTTGCCGTCGATACGGTCGATGTCGAAGGCGCGCTGTCTGCGGCAAATATCAGCGACGAGGACATCGCTGCTGGCCTCTATGACGGCGCGAAAGTGGAAACGCTGCTGGTGAATTGGCGCAAGCCGGAGCAGTTCGCGCGGTTGCGTACCGCCACGATCGGCAAGATCACGCGCAGTGACGGCCGTTTCGTTGCTGAGCTGGAAAGCCTCGTACATGCGCTGGATCAGCCGAACGGACGCTATGTCGCGCGCGCCTGCGATGCGGAACTGGGCGATGCGCGCTGCGGCTTCGCGCTTGCCGGTTCCGCCTATGCCGCAACGGGCATGGCGTCGGCGAGCGAGGAAAGAGACACCATAGTGGTCTCAGGTCTTGATGCCTTCGAGCCGGGTTGGTTTTCTCATGGAGTGCTTGTCTGGACCTCGGGCGGCGGCGCCGGCCGCAAGAACCGCGTGGTCGATCACCGAAAGGACATGCGCGGGGTCGTACTGACCCTTCAGCAGCCGGGTCCGAAAATCGAACCGGGAGATGCATTTTCCATCACCGCCGGCTGTGACAGGAGTTTTGCCACCTGCAAGTCGAAATTCTCGAATGCGATGAATTTCCGCGGCTTCCCGCATCTGCCTGGCAATGATGCCGCCTACGGCTATGTCACGGAGGGAGGCCGCTTCGACGGTGGCCCTGTGGTTCCATGAGCCGCTCCATCCCGGAAATGATCGTGGCGGAGGCGGCGGGCTGGCTCGGCACGCCCTACCGGCATCAGGGCATGCGCAAGGGCGTGGGTTGCGATTGTCTCGGCCTTGTGCTGGGCGTGTGGCAGGCGGTCTACGGCCGCGCGCCTGAGAAGCCGGGACCTTACGCGCCGGACTGGGCCGAGGCGGGCGGGCAGGACAGGTTGCTGGCTGCGGCGCGGCGGCATTGCGTCGAAAAGCGGGAGGGGCCTGGAGCCGGTGATCTCGTGCTGTTTCGCTGGCGTGCGCATCTGCCGGCCAAGCATGCCGCAATCATGGTCG